TCAACCCTAAAACAGAAATTTGGGGATATTACGAGCCTTGTGGATTTAAAGCGCCTTTACTTGGACGCCCTTGGGTTTGGGGTGTTACTGATTGTTTAAGTTTAGTCGAGGATTGGTATTTACAAGAAAAAAATATTTCCTTTAAAAAAGCTACAAGGCCATTGACGCCTGAAATATTTCACGAAAATCCAAGGTCAAAAGAAGATGGAGATTTTAATAATTATCTTATTACAGCGGGTTTTAATTTATTAGCACCAAATGAAAAACTTCAAAATGGCGATGTTTTGGCTATGAGTATTTTAGGAAAAGGATTAAATCATGTTGGCATTTTTTTAGATGGCGATGTTTTACATCATTTAGGAGATAGACTATCTTGTAGAGAACCATACAATCCTTGGTTGTTAAAATGTACAGGGGGTCGGTATCGTTATGCTTCGCAAAATTAAACTATATGGTGAACTGGCAAAAGAAATCGGCCACAAAGAATTTGAAGATATAAATGTTTCTAGTGTTGCGCAAGCTGTAAGTTTTTTAATAAATAATTTTCCTGAACTGGAAACTTATATGGCAAATAGATATTATAAAGTTATTGCTAATGATGACGAAATTGGTCAAGACGAGCTTCACAATCCTATTGGTAAATCAGATATTTCTTTTGTACCTGTTATTTCAGGTTCGGGGGGTAATTTCGGAAAGGTGTTACTTGGAGTGGCCTTGATTGGTTTGTCATTTACGCCGATGGGTGCGGGGCTTTTTGCAGGCGGTTCAGGTGCGGGTTTAGCGGGTGGTGGTGGTTTGATAGGTGCAACAGGTTTATATGCGGCAGGGGCTTATGGTTCGGCGGCTCTCGGCCTTATCGGTGCAAGTTTAGTTTTGGGCGGTGTAAGTGGGATGCTTTTTCCAGTTCCAAAACAGCCTGAATTTTCAAGTGAATCTGATCCGCGTTTGTCTTTTAGCTTTTCAGGAACGCAACAAACGAGCCGAGCTGGAACGCCCGTCCCGATTGTGTATGGAGAAATCTTTACTGGTTCTGTTGTTATAAGTGCTTCAACTGATACTGAACAGGTACAAGCATGACCGATAAAAAGAAAATTATTCGTGGTTCGTTTGGTGGAGGAAGTTCGCCGCCACCACCGAGACAACCGACAAGAACCCCTGATACGCTTCATAGTAAACAATTCGCAAGTTTTCTTGATCTTGTTTCAGAAGGCGAGATCGAGGGAAGTGCAACGGCTTCAAAAGAAGGTATAACAGACCGTACTTCAACTGCTTATGTCAACGCGTATTTGAAGGACGTTTTTCTTAACGATACACCTGTCTTAAAAGCATCTGCAAATTCATCAAATCCAGTCGATACCGATTTTAATTTTCAAAATGTTACTTTTACACCACGTTTCGGGACTTCAAATCAAACAAAAGTTGATGGCGTTGAAAGTTCTTCTTCAATAACACCTGTCGGCGTAACTGTTACTCAATCATCGCCCGTTACAAGACAAATTACAAACACAAATGTTGAACGTATAAAAGTAACTGTTACTTTTCCACAAATACAAAAAGCGACAACTGAAGGCGATCTTCTAGGTTCAACTGTTGATTTAAAAATTGCTGTTCAATATAATTCAGGAGGTTTTACAGATGTTATTGAAGATACTGTTACAGGTCGAACCGCTGACGCATATCAAAAAGATTATTCAGTAAAAATTACAGGCTCTTTTCCTGTTGACATTAGAGTTATTAGAGTCACAGAGGATTCAACAGATAATTCGTTAATAGATTCTTTTCAATTTACACAATTTGCAGAAATAATAGACGAATCTAATACATATGCAAACTCAGCATATAACTTAATAAGAGTCGATTCACAACAGTTCAGCGCTATTCCCCGCCGAAAATTCCGTATTCGCGGTATCAAAGTAAGGATTCCGGGGGCCGGCGCTTCAAGTTCAGGAACGCCAACTGTTGATTCTGCAACTGGCCGAATTGTTTACCCAGATGGATATATATTTAATGGTGTTATGGGTGCGGCGGTTTGGTGTTCATGCCCCGCGATGATTTTGCTTGACCTTTTAACAACAGAAAGATATGGGTTTGGAACACATATTGCAGATGCAAACCTTGATTTATTTTCTTTTGTAACCGCATCAAAATTTGCAAATACTCTTGTCGATGATGGTCTTGGCGGTCAAGAAGCCAGATTTTCATGTAATGTGAATATTCAATCTTCTAGTTCTGCATTTGATTTAATAAATGAACTTGCGGGCGTCATGCGTTGTATGCCGATATGGTCAACCGGCAGTATTTTACTTGCTCAAGATTCCCCAAAAACGACTTCTTTTCTTTTCTCACTTGCCAATATTTCAAGTGATGGTTTCAATTATTCAGGTTCAAGCTTAAAACAAAGACATTCTGTAATTTCTGTAAGTTATTACAATATGGATTCGCAAGATGTAGATTTTGAAGTTTTTGAAAATACTACATTATCAGCAAAAATTGGAACTGTTGTTAAACAGGTAAAAGGTTTTGCGTGTACATCAAGGGGTCAAGCGCAAAGATTGGCAAAAGCAATTGCATTTTCAGAAGCAAATGAATCTGAAATGGTTACATTTACAACATCAATGGAAGGTGGGTTGATGGTCAGGCCGGGCGCTGTCATAGAAATTAATGACCCAGTTCGCGCGGGTGTAAGGCGTTCAGGAAGATTAAAAAGCGTTACTTCAACAACAGTTGTTACAGTTGACGATACTGAAAATACAGATTTACCAACAACAAACAGCCCGACTTTATCTTTGATTTTGCCAGATGGCTCAGTCGAAACAAAGGATATATCAGATATCACAAATGGCGTTGTTACTGTTTCTGAAGCGTTTTCACAAACCCCAAACGCAAACACAATATATTTAATTCAAAATTCTACAATTGAATCACAAAAATTTAGAGTAATTACAGTTGAAGAAACAGATTCAATAAATTATACAATTACGGCTTTATCTTACATTGATACTAAATATGCGTTTATTGAAGATGGGGCGAGTCTACCAGTAAGAAATGTTTCAAATTTAAATGAACTAAAGCCGCCACCCTCTAACCTTTCAGCGGTAGAAACAATTGTTCCGATTAATAATCAAGCTGTTTCAAAAATTATTATCAGTTGGCAACCAATAACAGGCGTTGTTGAATATCAAGTTAATTATCGTTTTAACAATGGAAATTTTGTTTCAACAAAGGTTTCTAGTCCTGATTTTGAAATTATTAATAGTCAACTTGGAACTTATGAAATTCAAGTTTTTAGCTACAACATAAACGCGCAACTTTCTGCAACTTCAAACGACTTAACATTTAATGCCGTTGGTAAAACAGCATTGCCAGAAGACCCGACAGGTTTAACAGTTGAACCTGTTTCAGATCTCTTTGTACGACTACGTTTTGACCCCGCAACGGATATTGACGTGACCCACGGGGGGTCAATTTCCGTGCGCCATACGCCGAGCATTGACCCCGCAGTAGCAACTTTTAGTAACTCGACAGAAATTATTCCAAAACTTTCAGGAAATATCAGCGAAACATTAGTCCCCGCATTAACCGGTACTTACAGTATTAAATTTATTGACGATGGTGGACGCAGATCAGATAATGCCGCAAGAATAATTGTTACTCAACCAGACCCGCAACCAAATCAAATAATACTTACAGAAAGAGAAGATACAGATTCCCCGCCATTTCAAGGTAACAAAGTAAATACATTTTATGACGCGGATTTTGATGGATTACTTTTAGATGGAACATTGTTGATAGATTCAATCACACAAAATATTGATGATCTTTCAAACATTGACTTTGCCGGCCCAATTAACTCAAGCGGCTCTTATGAATTTCAAAATATTGTTGACATGGGTGCGATTTTTAATCTTACTTTAAAACGCCGTTTTGTAACTTCTGGACTTTTACCGAATGATCTTATTGATTCGAGAACGGCGAACATTGACACTTGGACTGAATTTGATGGAACTTTAGCAGAGGATGTCAACGCCAAGTTGCTAGTCGCGACAACTGAATTAGATACAACTACTTCAGTAAATGCTCAATACGAACAAAGCGGTACGACAATAACAATTACAAAATCGTCACATGGTTACGCTGTCGGTGATCAAGTTTTTATTAATTTTACTGCGGGAAGTGCTGAAGATGGTAATTATGTAATTCAAACAGTACCTAACGCAAATACTTTTACAGTTACCGCAAGCGCAAGCGCAACAATATCAAGCGGAACTTCTTGCACATACGGGGCAAATTTTTCACAATTTAATATTTTTGCAAATGGAGAATATAGAGCTAGAGGATTTAAATTTAAAGTTGAATTATCATCAAATGACCCTGCACAAAATATTAATGTCACAGAACTTGGATATGAAGCAAGTTTAAAAAGAAGAACTGAAACTGTTAATTCAGCGATAGCAAGTCAATGTGCCACAACTGGTTCTGCGAAAACAGTTACTTTTGCCGACCCGTTTTTCACGGGTACTGGTTCTTTAGGAGGTTCAACAACAGCATTTCTTCCGACTGTTGGCATTACACTTGAAGGCGCATCGAGTGGAGATTTTTTCAATATAACCTCAATAACAGGAACACAATTCGTAATAGAAACGAGAAGTAGTAGCGGCTTAAAAGATTTGAACTTTAAATATACCGCAGTCGGGTTTGGTAAAGGTGGTTAAGAAATAATCGTTGATTTGGTAAATATCGAAAAAATAGGTAGAATAAATTTAAATATTAGTTCATTTTTTATTGTTATTACTTTTTTTTGTAATTAACTCTTTAAAATGTTATTAAAAAACTCTCAAATCTATTGGTATAACTAGCAAATGGCCACAGCAGATTACATAATCTCGAACCAATCGGGAGCCAGTTTTAGAACAGATTTAAATAATACCCTTGCTGCAATTGTTAGTAATAACTCAAATTCATCGGAGCCGGCCACAAAATATGCTTATCAATGGTGGGCTGATACATCAGCGGGCGTTATGAAGATTCGTAACTCTGCAAACAATGGTTGGATAGAGTTATTTCAACTTGATGGTACATTAACTCTTGAAGATGGGTCAAATTCCGCGCCAGCACTAGCGTTTAGGGACGATTTGGACACAGGCATATTTTCAGGTGGTGCCAATGAATTTAATATTGCTACTGCTGGTGCTGAAAGATTTGTCATAGAAGCTGATGGAGATATTGGTTTAGCAACTACTAGCCCAAATGCTACTGGTTTTGGTGGCCCTGTTGTTTCTATTGGTAAATCAGGAAATCCTTATGCTGTTTTAGAATTACAAGGTGCAATTACAAGTGATGGTGCTGCCGCTGTTGTAGTTTGTCATAATTCAGGTGGTTCAAGATTAGCAGAACTTCAGTTTAATCGTGTAGGCGCAAACAATACAGGTTCACTTGATGTAAATGTTTATGGGGCTGGGAGTGCTGTTTTTGTTGCAAGATTTAATGCATCAAAGCAACTTCTATTGGGATCGACTACTAGTAGGGCAATCAATACTCATGCTGGAAGGTTACAAATACAAGGAACTGACTATAGTTCACAAACAGTTGAAATCATTGCTAACTCAGCAGATGTTAATGGTGCATATTTATTTTTTGCTAAACAAAGATCAGGTAGTGTTGGTGGAAATACCATATGTCAAAATAATGATATTGTTGGTCAATTAAGATTTGCATATTCAGATGGAGTTGATCTTGAAAATCCAGCAGCTTATATTGAAGTTAGGGTAGATGGTTCTCCATCAGAAAATAATACCCCAGCAAAAATTTCTTTTTACACAAATGATGGTTCAACCGGCCCTGAAGAAAGAATAGTAATAGAGCATGAGGGTGCTTTAGCTTTTATTGGCGCACAAACTAGGGCTGGCAATACCAATAGTATTTGTAGTTCTGGTAATAACGCTATTGACATAAACATTACAGAATATTTTTATTTAAGGCATGGAAACGGTACTGAAATTATTCGCGCAAGAAACAATGGTCGAGTATTCATAGGCACAACTTCAGGTAATGGTATTTTAAATGTTTCTGGTAATGCTTCCACAAATGAAACTTTAATATTAGATGATACTAATAATACAAATGCTCATACACACAGAATATCCTTTAAAACAGGCTCAACTGAAGTTGGGAAAATTACTTCTAATCGTTCAGCTACACTTTATGTGACAAGTTCTGATTATAGATTAAAAGAAAATGTTGTTAATATTACTGATGGTATATCAAGATTGAAAAAATTATTGCCCAAAAGATTTAATTGGATAAATGATGAAAGTAATACACTTGTTGATGGATTTTTAGCTCATGAAGTTAGTGACGCTGTTCCAGAAGCAATTTCTGGTACAAAAGATGAGGTTGATTCTAATAATAAGCCTGTTTATCAAGGAATAGATCAAAGCAGACTTGTTCCTTTACTTGTTGCGGCTGTAAAAGAATTAATCACAAAAGTTGAAACTCTCGAAGCTGCTTAGTATAATTGGATAACTTAAATAAATTTTATGACAACACCTCAAGAACTTTATGACGAAACAAAAACTCGTCTTGACCTAAATATTGCAAAAGCACAAATGTTAGAAAGAGAAATACAGGAAAAAGTTGAGGCTAAAAATAAATTAATGCAACCTATTCTTGAAGATCAAGGTGCATTAAAACAATTAGAAAAACTTAGTGATGTTGTACAACCTTTAGAATCAAAGTAAAATAAAATTAAACATTTATCATCATGGCTGTTACTTGGGATATTGCTGAATTAGAAGCAATAAAAACTGTAGGAAGTTTGTCAAATGTTGTGACAACTGTGCATTGGACTGCAAGAGATTCGGAAACTGTAAGTGGTGTTGAACACTATGGTTATAATTTTGGTTCTATAAGCCTTGCTGACCCTGATTCTGAATCATTTACTGCTTATGAAGATATAACTAAAGATAATGCTATTGCTTGGGCTAAAGCTGCCCTAGGTTCTGATAAAGTTACAGAAATTGAAACAGGTATTGCAGCACAGATAACAATGTCAAAAACCCCTACAACTATTTCTGGTGTACCTTGGTAGAAATTACAGAAAGTCCTACATAAAGAGGTGCTAATGCACAGATACCGCAAAAAGTTATAATAGTTACAGGAACTAATGCTTTAATAAAAGCGTCTTTAATCATGGCAAAAATTTCTCAAATATTATCTATTTTAAGTTTTATAATTAGCGCGTCAATGTTGGGCGGTGCATACTTTGGTTACAAATACGTTACTTCCCCGCAACTGAAAAATCGTGTTATGAATGAAGTGTTGTTAAACGTCCAACAGATGATGCCAAAAATGCTTGACAATCAAATACCAAAAACAACAGGTGGTTCAATTCCATTACCTATGAAATAGTTGGAAATAAAACAAATAAAAATTCCAGATATTTCGATTATAAATATAAATTCTTATATACCGCCTTCAAATGTTTTAAATGTAGCCCCGCCGACAATTGATATTCTTGGATGTGTAAAAACACATCGAGACAGTTCTGTAAAAAATACACAGATAATAGAAGACGACCTAAACGGCGCTTTTTATAGTTGCCCGAATGGAAAAATGCCTTCTTATATTCCTATCCAATATAATCCTAATCAGTTGCAGATTGTAGAAGAACAGGAAAAGCCAAAAGCGGACACGCCAAAACCGCCTGAAACAAAACCACCTGAAATTCCAAAAAACAAAGAAAAAGAGATTATAAAAATTCCGCCATGCCCTGACCCAAAACAACCCTTGCGCGTTGGCTCATATGCCAATTCACAGAAATTAGAAAAAGTAAAAGCTTTTGAATTAGTAAATGGAGAATGTAATATTATCTGGGAGCCAGTTAAATTTCAAGAATCCTATATCCCAGAAGTTTCTACAATAATTTCAACCGCTGTGATCGGATTCGTGGCTGCATCCTCGCCCATAATTTTGAACGCAATAAAGCCGATTATCAAAAAATTGATTACCAGAAAAAAGAAATCACCTTAATTCGTGGGTGTGCGGGATGACTTGATTCGGTTTTTTGTCGATATAAATATCGGCGCATAAATTATAAAATTCTGAATTTTTTGCGATCATTATTCCCTCTTGTTTTAATTTTCCACATTCTTTAATCCTCGCGATAGCCCAATCAAGGCGTTTATTCTCTAATACTTGTTGTTGAATTTTAACTTGTGTTGTTGCCGCTTGTGAGCATTGATTTTGAAATTTTCTATCAAGGGGAACTGTAAAATTTAAACTAAATCCTGTATTTACTGCAAAACTATCTTTGTTTGTTCCTGAATAATTTATTTGTTCAAATAAAATATTACCCGGATTATCGGGAACGCCATCTTCATCGGCGTCTGTA